TCATATATCGAAAATGTCCGAGCTTTTCATATCCGGATCAATTTCCCGCAACACTTCGATTATTTTCTTCATCGTCACAACTGACGGATTATACTCGTTTTTCCCATTAGCCAGCCTACTGATTGTATTTCGACTTACGCCCGATTTATTGACAAGCCATTCCTGGCTAATGCCTCGTTCATCTAAAAACTCACCTAAGCGAGTCCTATTCGGCTTACCTAGTCCCATTTCAGAACCTCCACTTGCGAAAATTTTTATCATTACTTGCGAATAATGTACGAGCAGCGACTCATAAAGTAGTTCCATAAGTAATTCCATTCGACATGCTACTAGAAATTCCTTCCTAGAATTGTGATTGGAAGAGGCAGATTGGCGCTATGTAAACGTTAAAGCCCGTTTAACTCCCTTCCAATTATGCGCAACTATACTTCGTATATAAAAGGTGGTGGTGTTACGTGTTAGTGGAGGTAGTTACGTCAGCTATTGCGGCTGGTATATCCGGTTGGGCCACGCTCAATGTTCGCGGCAGCACAAACGATTGTAAAAAGATCGCGCAGATATTGTACAACGCGGGGCTTGTCGATAAAGATAGCGGAAAAGCACGCCCGTTGCGACCTTTGCGAAAGTCAAAACGAAATTACGGAACAGAGTACGCGTATAAATTTCCGATGGGTTACTCGTTCAAGGAATTCGAAAAGAAACGCGACGCAATCCAAGACGGCTTAAATAGTCGCTCGTTTATCGACGCTAGGACGTTTCTGCGTGAGTTAGTGAAGCTTAGGCTTAACGGAAAATTCGTGGCTGATTTACGCCAATTATTGAAGCAAAAGGAGGGAGGGCGCAAGACGGTTGAGCTAGATTTTAATGGTGCGCTAGTGGTGCGCGTCTATGAGCAAGACATGCCGATTTTGCTTGAATTTAAGCGGGAGTTTTTCGATAGTTTGCGCGGTTGGGAGGTATTAGTAGGGGCTACGCACAAAAGTGTAATTAAGCACGATTTCGACGCGAATACACACCTTATAGTTGCGGGTACTTCGGGCGGAGGTAAGAGTGTATTTTTAAAGAGTGTTATTACGACGCTTGTTACAAGGAAGCCTAGCGATGCAAACCTTTATTTAATCGACCTCAAAGGCGGTTTAGCATTTAATAGATTTCGTAAGTTGCCAAATGTGCGCGGACTTGCCAAGAATCCGACAGAAGCACTCGAACAACTGGCGATAGTGCAAGCGAAAATGAATGAAAGAATTGATTATTTGCTCGCGCATGGATACGAGGACGTGAAAGAAGCTGGCTTTAGTGAACGTTACTTTGTCATTATCGATGAAGCAGCAGATATTGCGCCATGCGACGAATGTACTTCAATTATTGAGGATATAGCGCGAAGGGGGAGAGCGGCAGGATTTACGCTTATTTATTGCACGCAATACGCAACCAACGCGGTCCTCAGCAGTCAGGTGCGCCAAAATGTATCTGCGCAATTGTGCTTCCGCCTACGTACTGAAATTGCAAGCCGTGCGGTTATTGACGAAGGAGGCGCGGAAAAGCTTCCGTTAGTAAAAGGGCGTGCGATTTATCGGAATGATTTAAAGACAATCGTGCAAACGCCGTATATGAGCAACAAGTTTATTGACGAAACTATTGCGCCATTAATTAATATACGAGCGCGTAAGGAGGAGAAATCGAGTGAAACTAACGAAACAACAACGAGAAGAACAGATTCTCTTATCATTACGGAAACTAGGCTATCTTAGTCGCAGTCAATTGAGCGCTTTACATCGGCTCGGAGGTGTCCGCAATACGAATCGCGTCCTAAAGAATATGGCGCAATACTTAAACGTTATGAGGCTACACGAGAATATTTATTATTTAAACGCAGAAGGACGTTCAATGATCGGGTGTGAGCGCGTATTTAAAAAGACCTTGCAAGTCGAGCACTATTTGCGTCGCAATGCTTTATTCATCGCATATAATCAACCTTCAAGTTGGCGAAATGAAATGAAGCTCGAAGTACCTGGCGAAGTATCAATTGTAGCTGACGCAATATTCAATAAGGACGGCGTAATGTGTATCGTTGAAATAGATCGTACTCAAATGATGACAGAGAATCGAGATAAGATTAAGCGTTATAAACGATTATTAGAGCTTGGCGTATTTAAACAGCCGCCAGCGTTCTTGTGGGTTACTGAGACACATTATCGTAAGCAACAATTAGAAAAGTTGTGCGATGGGATGCAGGCTCGTGTATTTTTATCGAAAGATTTTATCATCTAAGGGGGCGGTCGCATGTTTGGGAGGTATAAAACAGAGGTTATCGATTTTAAGGAGTTTATGGGGCGGAAAGAAGGTAAGGAAAATTTTCCACACCCTTCGACGAAATGTCTTAATGTAACAACGTCGTCGCATTTCCAACTATCGCGAAAACAAGCGACAAAACTAATCATAGTTACTGGCGCAATACTTCTATCAATAGGCTTTGGCGATCCAACTTTCGCAGCAGCTGGCGCAGTTAATGGTGCGATAACTCAAAAGGTTGTAAACGCATTTGATCCGTTAATACAACTTGTGCAAAGTCTCAGCTATCCGATAGGTCTTACGATGATGTTAGGCGGTGGGCTATACGTTATGATTGGGAACAGCGATCGCGGATTAGGAATGATTCAGAAGGCGGGCGTAGGGTATATACTCATACAGATGCTACCTATATTGATGGATTTGCTCGTTGAGATTGCGAAAGCTTTATAATCGTGTGTAACACTACTCGGTTGGGTAGTGTTTATTTTTTTTCTGTAAAAAAGTTTCGCATAAAGTGCGCGACATTATTGTACTAGGCTTATTATCTAGTGTAAGGCGAAAAAAATTTACGAAAAGTTGTGCGAAATTAAAAGCTGGCGCGACGTATATAGTGAGAGGCAACAAAACGCTAAAAATTTTACGCAGAAATCTACACAAACGGATATATTACTTACAGAAATTTAAGGAGAGGTGAACGGATTGGAATTGGTAGAAATGAAGCGAGGTGATTTCGCTCAAGTAATCGAAGTGGCAACAAGTCAATTAACTGTACACAGTAAACAGACGGACTTTTCGCCAATGATGTCTAAGAAGAAATGGTCGGTATTTGTAGCTGGTATAGCAAAAGAAGGTATCTTGCAACCGTTAGTAGTTACGAAAGGTTTTCGAGTTATTGACGGAAAACATCGTCTCAAAGCAGCGAAAGAATTAGGAATTGAAGGTATTCGCGTAATTGTTGAGGATATAGCGGAAGATGAAATTCCAAACTATATTGCAGAAACGAAACTTAGTAGAGATGATTTATCGAAAGGTCAGCGCGCATGTATCGTTCTTAACTTATATGAAGAATGTGAAGCTGCGCAAGCGAAATCGAGGATGTTGCTAGGAAAGACCCTAACACCAAATGGTGATAGGGTTGAGAAAGGTAGTAAGCAGAACATTTTAGCTAAGAAAGCGGGCATCGGCGGAGGTTCTATGGCGCGACTTATGGAAGTAAGACGTAAAAGACCTGATTTATACAGACTTGTTTTTGATGGGGCATATTCCATAGGAAAATCACATGCACAAATGAAAGCAGATGAATCCCCCGAAGAACTTCCATCTGAGCCGGCCGAATCCACAATCGAAAAAGTAAAAGAGGTAATAGAGGAATCTGATCGAGTTGCTAGTCTTATTCCACAAAGTGATGAAGATGAAAAGGGTGTATCTAATGTATACACCGTTGGTGGACTACGGAAAGTAACAATCATCAATGAAGCAGGTCTTTATTCCGCAATCTTACGAAGTCAAAACAAAAAGGCGCCGTATTATTGGTCGCCTTCTTTCTTAATTTCTAACAAATCTTCGATTTTACAATCTAACGCAGTGCATATTTTTTCTAAAGTATCGAACTTTATTCCGTCTGTTTCTTCTTTATATAACTTCGTTATTCCATTTCTATGCAACCCGGTAAGATTAGCAACATCGCTAATTTTAAGCTTTCTTTCGCCCATTATGCGAGATAAATGTACTTTAATCATTGGAATACCTCCTAATAATTTAATTATATGTTTTAATGTAAAAAATATCAACATTAGTGTTGACTTTGCACACTGCAGTGTGTATTATGTAATTAACACCACAGTACATAAAAAGCACACTATAGTATATATTAACGAGGAGGAATTAAAAATGATAATCGAACGTAAAAAGGTTCAGCGCAAAATGGTAACTGTAATTTTCCGATATGAAGGGGTAACATATCCGAGCGACATTGTTGATGGTGTACTTTTAGAAAACGGTAAGGTGTTAGTGTCTCACGAAGGTATTAGCATCTATGACGCGGAGATATTACCGGTCGATGGTTTTGTTCTAGTTGACCTGGATGTAAATAGTAGAGATTACGCCGATGGTGATAGTAAATTGATTTTAGAAATGGTAGCGGGAGGTGGTTTAACATGTTAATTTGGTTTAATGCAAATGGAAGCAAGGTGGATGTACAAGTCAAGGTAACTCGCACAATTGTAGGATGGTTTAATATTCGTATCGCAGGGGGCGACGATAACCATTTCGTTAATGTTTCGCCCGATCGTTTAAAGGAGCTATTTCCAGGTATCAATACTCGTCTGACTGTGGCGTGCCGCGAGCTCAAGGCGGAAGTTGCTGAGCAATTATTCGATAACGTTAAGGCGGTGGCGAGCGCATGAGTCTAGCGCAAGGTTATTTTCAGCGATATAACGAATTGTTCGAGGAAATCAAAACGGCATATGACCGACTTAGCAGTTTACAGTCCGTTTATGATAAAAAGATAAGCGTAATTTACCACGACGTAGAGAAAGCGGAATTGAATGAAGTTGTAGGCTTGGAATTAGCGCAAAGGTTAAAACGCACATTGCAGGAGCGCCGGATCATAAAAGATGAATTTGTGAAGGTGCAAGCGATTTACAATTTATTAAAGCAAGAAACGCCCAAAATAAAAGAGCACTACAACCGCGCTGAGCATAAAGGGTACGAGTTGCGCCAACAACTCAATACGACTCTAACAGCGGAAGAAGTGCTCGCTAGTCTAATAGATAATTAGATAAATATGAAGGTGAAGTAGCGCCAACTGCTTCGCCTTTTGTGTAACTCAACTATAGCATTAGGAACGTGCGTTCGCAACTAATTTATGATAAAATTAGAATTATTAGATAAGTTTTACTATATTTGGGGAGGGGTACTGCTTTTGGATGGGACAAAACCATTACCAAACGATAAATCGGCACTATTAGCCACGAAAAACTATGAAATGTTCAACCTCGACCTTATGCGCAAGGTATTTCCACGGATAATTGCCGAACATGACGCGCAATTTCAACGTAAGCAACGCCGTCCGCAGATTCGTGATATTATCGCACTATACTTTTACATATTATCGTATGTAGACGGCACTCACACGCGTAAAGACGGGACGCCTAACGAGCGTTTTGGCGCCAGCTTCCCATCGGTTGAGAAGATTAGCAGCGATTTAGGTGTTGCGGAAAAAAGGATTAAACATTTGGCGAAAATATTAGAGGCTAACGGATTGATCCGTCAAAAGAGAACATGGAATGGGAAGCGGTATTATCCGTCATTTTGTCCAAAGGTAACGGATGATGGGTATTTAGTAAGTGAGGACGGGGAGAAAGTTGTGCCTGATGTTTCTGTTTATAGCGCGTAAAAGGCATTAGAGGTCGGTTAGCAAACGGGCATTAGAGGCAGGTTAGCTAACAGCCATTAGATGCCGTTCTAAACATACCAAGTTAAACATACCAACGTAAAGATACCAACAAAAGATTACGAGAGTACAAGGTCAAAACCTTCCAACTTCGCACATTCGTGCTTGTTGGTATCTCTATAATACTTGGCGCAAATGTCTTTATATAAAAGATATAGCGATAATATAGACAAGGATAAGGTGGTTGTGGACGCCGGAGACAGTCGATACAAAATCCTTAATTTTTGCAAGGTTTTAGGCGTCCTGGCTGATTCGATTATAAAGTATAGGCAACGCTGTTTAGGAGGCTATTCGTGCGAGATTCTGACGTAATTTGCTAGGTTCATAGCGAACCTTACCTATAGTAGATGTAGAGCGTCGTGGACAAGCTGAAACTGATCCGATTAAGAAAGCAAGGATAGCGCAATTTCTAAAGGAATATTGGGGTGTTAAACAAGGAAATGGAAGTAATCAACATGACCAAAAAGGACAAAATGGAACTAATGCAAAATCTGTTTCCGACATTGCAGAAACAATTAGAGAAACTGAAAAGAGTTAGGACAAAATGGCATAACTGAATTAGCTGAAACTACATTGCAGAAACAAAACTTAGTCGCGACGATTTAAAACCGGGACAGAAAGCGGCGATTGTCATTCGATTGTATTACGAGGAAGAAAAGCGTATGGCTAGACAGCGTATGGTAGATGGAGGTAAGGGCGGTATTGAAAAAGGGGTTCCAGATTTGGAACACCTTAGAGATAGAGGAAGAATACATGAAATCCTCGCGAAACAAGCTGGAATAGGTACAGTCGATATTAAGGTACATCACGGGCTTACCGAAGAAGAAAAGCTAGAATTTGCACATAAGAATAACGTGATAACTCGTGAGATTAGTCGCGAAGAAAAGATCGCTAAGGCGATTGAATTGCGGAAGGAAGGGCGCTCACAAAGGCAAATTTCCGATTGGTTAGGGGTAAGTCACATGACTGTCAAGAGGTGGTGTGAGGAATATTCAACCGTAACAAATGTTACGGTTGAAAAAATTGAAGGGGACGACGGTAAAGAGTATTCTTCGAAGCAACCCTCATCCGCCGAAGTTGCTAAGCGCCGTGAACAAGTAAAAGAGTTACGTGAGAAGGGCGTCAAGCCTGCGGACATTGCTCTTGCGGATTCCGCAAGACCGCAACCGATTTTGTAGCGATTGGATTGCCTAATTAAACGGAGAGGTGAACGAAATGGAAATCGAAGCAAAGCGAGGTGGTGTTCTATCATCGGATTTAAATGTACTAACAGCGGAAATTAACGCTTATCAACGAGTAGCAGGCGAAGCAATTTTTGAGATAGGTCGTAGATTGAAACACGTAAAGGAAAACGACTTGGCGCACGGTGAGTGGTCGAAGTGGTGTGAGAGTATTGGGATGACCCAGGATTATGCTAGAAGATACGTCCGAGTTTTTGAAGAATTCGGAACAAAACGCGTCTCGGGACGTGATTTAGGACTGAAAGCATTGTATGAGATTGCACAACTACCGCCCGAGCAACGCGAGCAACCGCACACAATTCCGTCAACTGGCGCAACAAAGACGGTCGATGAAATGACAGTTAGGGAGAGCTTGGAGAAAAACGGACGATGTCGTCCGAAGAACTCGGTGCCTCGGGGCATCGGAAGCTCGGAATAAAAGCACTCTACCAAATCGCAACCATGTCCGAAGCTGTACTAATGATTATTTTTATTTGACTGGTACAGTAAGCTTCCGCAACGCTGGATTTGAACCGCGGTCTAACCCCTTGAAATAGCCGCCACGTAAATTCTTGTAAAATCACGGGGATTTAGGCGTTTTAATCGTTTGGGCGGTGTTACCATTCGAAGTGGTTTATCGTCGCTGATTTTACGTAATTTTACGCTTAAAACGTATCTATATACGTAGATCGTCCATACGAGCATTACTGAGTTAAATATGCGTCTTACAAAACCCCATCAAAATTCCATAGTTTTAGACGTTTTAAGTGCTTTCGGCGGTCTTTACCCTCGGAAGGACTTAAAAACGCTAAAATCAAGCGAAATCCAAGGAAAAACCATACGAGATATCCTCCGGTTGGTGGCGGAGTGTGTAAAAGCGTTAAGGTCTTGTTATAAAGTGCTCGGTTAGGGGTTGTTCTCTACGGCTTACGCCTACGTTCCAAGCCCCTTTATTAAAGTGCAAAGGCTTTTCCGCATACGTTCGCACCTTTTTTGTTCCCCAGCTTAAGGTGAGGAAACGAAAAAAGCTACTCCCGTACGCGGAAAAGCTTTGCGTTATCCAGATTTAACCCTGTAAGAGTAGTTTAAAACGGTTGGAAAGGCATTTTGACGCTTATAAAGTCCCCCTAAAATAAAAATATTTTTAAATGACAAAATAGTTCTTGACATAGTTTGTTAGTTCTGTTATTTTTAAAGATTTTAAGTTCTTTAAAAGATTTAAGATCTTAAGTACTTAAAAGATTACGTGAAAATCTTAAATTCAAGACATTCCAACTTCGGGAAAATCACCCTTGTTGGTACTATTTTAAATAAAATAACTTAATATCTTTTAAAAGCATTGCGATAATAGGGGATTAAATATAGGCTGTAAGATTTTAATAGTTTATTGGCGCAAGAAGTGGTTTGAATATATTTGTGTAATATTTAAGAGATACCGACACGATAGGAGTCGGAATGTGTTGTTATATTGTATTTTGATTTATTTAGAATCAGAGTAATACAGATTGTTTAAAAGTACTAATACAGTTTTAATTGAGGGTTAACCATACCTTTTTTTTGCTTTTACACACACAAGAACTGAGAAAGACGTATTATGCCTGAGTTAAGCTTACTTTCAGTAGTTAGTACGGCTTACTTTATATACGGCAGTCGCGTATAAAGTAGGGAGAAGGCTTGTTATTTTACGCTTAGTACGGTTTATATAATGAGGAAATAATTTAATTTGGTGGGCGTTTTATCTGCGAAATTATAATAGGAAGGTTAAGAAATAGTTGCTTACTTTTGCGCGAAACGTTACGTATTAACTTATGGAAGGGGCTTATTTTCGTAAATTTTAATTTATAGTGGTACAAAATGCCGAAATGTCCGCCTTATATATGTAGAGTATTTTTTCAGAGTTTCCGATTATACGGGAGCTCTTTTTTTATTGCCTAAATTTAATTGAAATGGAGCGATGTAAATGAACGAAATCACTGCGTTATTAACCGAGGTACTATTCGAAAATCAAAACGGCAACTATATTCCGAAGCATCCGAAAATCAAGCGCACGGTACTCGGACTTGTTTCTTCACTTGCGCAATACGATTCATTCGACGAAGGTGAGCTAATTGGCTCGTCTTTTTCTATTTCGTGGGAAGCGCTAAACAGCTTTAAATTGGCGGAAGGTGCTACATGGTCCGAAGTTATCGACGGCACTGACACGCTCAACCTAAATCGCGCAGTCTTAACGATATGTAAGCGCCTGGAACACGAACTACCAGCGTTAGCTAATCCGTACACTAAACGCCTCTATGATCCGGCAACCGGCGGCAAAACGCTAGTAACAATTAACTTCGAGTCTATCGACCGTCCAATCTACGACGAAAATGGCGAAATTAGTGGCACGATAGGCGACGATGCAACCGAGTCATTTTTCGCAAGCAAGTCAGGCTATGAGCCGACGCCGTTTCTCGCCTGGTTTCGCGCTGAGAGGCATAATTTTCTGACCGCGCGCCAAAACGAGTTCCTCGACGATATGACGAGCGTGTTGTTCGCAAAGGATAGCGATTATGTAGAAGAGCGCGACTTCGCTGAAATAGTCGGAATGCAGCCACGCGACCTTGACCGCATGAAGAAGCGAATCAAAGAGCGCACATTGAAAGCGTGGGGAGAGCGTCCAGAGTCGAAGTTGAGCAGACGTACCTTCACGTTGAAGGAGAGTTTAACTAGTTTACGAGAGTTTGTGGCTATCGCAGAATCAGACGAAAACCTGGCGGAACAGAACGCGCAATTATCGGAATGGATTCGTAGGCAGGAACGCTGGCATGGCGAAGATATTACCGACCGTATCTATGACGTTTTTGCCGGTGATTCGAAGGCTACGAGAGGTTTTAGTGCGTTCCTCGGCGGTAAGGTTGCGGTACTAGAATCGAGCGTATTATATAAGGTTTACGACGTGATTTTGACGGAGATTGAGCGAATAGAGGATGAGATTGAGCGCGATAGAAAAACCGAGCCAAAGTCGTTACGTTCAACGGAGATGACGCCGGAGTTAATGGCGCGAATGGAAGCGCACAAGGAGTTTAAGAGAACGCAGCCTTGCCTAGTTTATGGCGTGAAAGGAGAGGTTCAGCGTGAACTTCAGTATGAGCCGAAGGAATACAAGGTAATGTCGCTTAATGCTAACGGGATGGCGTATGATTTGCGAGAAAGTTAAAATGTAATTACTTCTAAAAGTTCGCGTTTTGTATCTATGTATTATGAAGGGGAATTTACACGAATATTTAACGAAAAGTTAGCGTTAATAGCCGAACTTTTGTGTGTTTAGTTACCTATATAGACGCCGAAAGAGGTAATTATATTTTATCTTATAGTGGATGGTCACAAATGAGCGTTTAGTCTGCTATATAGACGCCGAAAGAAGTTTTTTTATCACGTACTACCCAAAAGGCTAATTAGTCCGTTATATAAGCGCCGAGAATGCTTTTTTTATTTTTTTGTCCATCTGATTTTCGAGTACAAACTTATCCAATATCTAATATATCATACCGCAATTCAATAGTAAATACGCAGAGTCACGGAATTTTTTTTTCGTGGCTTTTTTTGCGTTGTCCAAAATTTAGGAGGTAATTTAAATGAATCTAATTCAAAGTAGAGACGGTAACTGGTACGACGAAATGGGAACGGAGCTTATTCACATTCCAAAAACGCGTAAATGTGAGCACTTATTGGACGAGGCTGGCGAAGTTGTGGCGAAACGTTGCGGAGGGCTGTGCGGTGAAATGTTGCCGATAGATAGTTTTAATAGATGTTCGAAGGGGTTCGCAAAGAAACGATCATACTGCAAGGCATGTGAGCGCAACAGAAAGGCAGCTAATAGTAGGGGCGAGAATGTGTACGGCGAACAAAAACGTCCAATCAAACCGAAAGCTGAGCGTGAGTACGATGAGCACGGCGTTTGCATACGGAAGGTCTGTCCAAGCTGCGAACAATGGCGCGATCGTGCTGATTATTACGAGCAATCCGGAGCTGCTGACGGTCTAGGAACGGAATGTCGTAGCTGTGTAAGAGTAACTATGCACATAGCTGTCGCAAAAGACCCGGAAAGGTATAAAACTTACGGTCACAATAGACGCGCAAAAGAGGCGGCTTTGCCTGGCGATTTATCGGACGAGCAGTGGAAGTCAGCGCTTGGTTACTTTGACGATGCTTGCGCGTTAACGGGTGAAACAGAGGACTTGCATCTGGAACATGCGATACCAATTGCGATAGGTCACGCAGGGACCGTGGAATGGAATTGTTATCCGATGGATGGATCGTTAAATTGCTCAAAATCAGCGTCAAACTTGTTCGAATGGGCGAAGGGACGCAAAGACATCGATAAGCCGAAGTTTAATAGATTAATAACGTTCTTGGCGGACCGATGCGGCTTAACAGTCGACGAATATCGAGCCTTCTACTACTGGTGCTTCGCCAACCCACGACTAACAGTTTCCGAAATTGAGGCGGACGGAGCAGACGATTCATTGACGATGTGGAAACGCAAAAATACCGAATGTATGGCATAAGAGGAAGTAAGGAAGCACGGCGCGTCAAACTACGCGATTTTAGGCGGTGTGTGTATGGCGCGCAGTTAATTTAAAACAAGGGAGCGACGCGGAATGAATGAATTTTATTATTGCTACTCTATTAAACTTCAAACCTTTATAAAAGCGAAGGGATTTCGATATATTTGCGCCGGACTTAACGAGAATACAATGCGCAAGTTTTGGCTGTACAAGCGAACTGATGAATTGCATGCGGTGTTAGATGAATGGGCAAAAAGTAAGCCCGATTAATTTAAGTAGATTGACGTTAATTTAAACCCTTATAAATGGAGGAATATGAATGAATAACGAAAGATACCCTTTTCAAATAACCGAATACTACTCGCCAGGACTAAACAGTCTTAAGCGTGTTTATACGCAACACCCGAAATTTAGTGGAAATGAACGCTTGATTTACGAGCTTCTATTCGACTACTGGAATCCGGATCAAGGCTACGCATTTCCAACGATTAGTCAACTTGCGATTGAGTCAGGACTCGGTGAGTCGACGGTTAAGAGAAGCATCGCGAAATTGAAGGAGCTGGACCTATTAGACGTGCGCGGGTCTGACGTAGCTAGTAACAATGTTTACATCGTAAAGAAGCCCGTAACAACAATCGAGGAGCTTGTCGCAAAGTTTCCTGAAGTAGTGGCGCATATGGAACAGCGTGTAGCTAGTATAAAAGGTCGTGAAGCTAGCGATAGGCAACGATTAAAGGACAGCGCCAAAAAGCCGAAAGAGGTTGCGCAAGTGGCCGTTGATGACTTCGATTGGTAGAGGTCAGTTCATTTTGATACGTAGGGTGAGGTCAAATTGATACGTAGGGGTAGGTCATTTTGATACGTTAAATAAATATACGTAAATAAACTTACTTAAATAAATATACAATTACAACTTCGCTCGTAAACTCGCTCGTTGTATCTATGTTATATTATCGCAAATGATTATGAGATAAAAGATATGAAATATACACCTACGGGTCATTTTGATACGTAGGGTTAGGAGGAATGAACGATGGCACTTAAAACACTTGGCACCGAACATTGGATCGCTATTAAATACTTAGCGCAACCTAAGAAAGGCGGTCTTACGTTTAAGCAAATCGCAGACGAATGCGGCGTCCACGTTAATACTATTGATAATTGGCGCAAAGACCCATTGTTCGAACGAGAGCTGAAGCGTGAAATCATGCGTAAAACAGTCGATAGGTTGCCGGAGATAATGGAATCAATTCCGAATCACATTATCAAGGACGGTAACGCAGCGCTATTTAAAACGTTGTTGCAGGCTAACGACATGCTGACGGATAGAGTCGAGGTTAGCAGCGGGAATAGTGACGGACAGTCGATCGAGGATATTAAGGCGAAGATTGCACGTTATAAGGGCGATTCCACAAGCGAGTAAAGTTGCGCACATATAATATGAAGGAAATAGGTGCAGCGGAATGTGAAACGTTGTGAATGACGACTATTACATCGGTTGCGCCTGCCTGGCGCGTGACCCCTCGAACTTTTCAGACGGGTAGTTATCGTTATGCATTATCTTATACATTATCGCTAATCATTGGCGGACATGCAAACGTTGATATGACGGCATCTATAACGATGTATAATTGCGCTAGTCATTCGATAATATGCCGAGGTAGCTTGAGCGTTGTAACAGCGCTGTTCGTGGCGAATGGTGAACTTAACACAATGTGATACTGTTAAATTCGTTATGCAGTCGATAGAATAGCGTATACATCGCGAACCCCGGCAAAGGGGGGCGCCCCATCAAAAACGCTACATCTAGTGCGTTTTAAATCCGCGAATCAAATTTAACTTTCGAAAAGGGAGCGATATTGATGATTGGTATAATTATAGCAGTAATCTTAACGTTTATTTTATATTTAGCAATTTACGAAGGTATTGCGTTAGGTATCGTTTGGGTCATAAATACGGTAGCCGACACGTCAATTAGTTACGGAATTGTGGGAGGTATTATATTCGCTCTATGGTTCGCGGTACTCCTAATTAATGCACTCGCTACTTACGGAGCTTATTCGCAAACTAAACGTAGGTTTTAGGCGGGAAATTAAAGGCTGAGAGACGTTTTAATCAACTCCGAGTGTATTCGTATTAGCAACGCCAATAAGCGCTATTTCAACGCAAAAAATAAGCGCCACATAAAGGGCGCCTTAAAGGTTAATATTCGCATATACTTCGTCGATACTATCTTGGTTAATACCGATGTATTTAAGCGTAATAGATTGCGCAGAATGGTTGAAAATCGACTGCAGCAGCGCAATATCAACGCCTTTTTTATACGCGTGATAGCCGAATGTTTTGCGGAGCGTATGAGTACCAATTGCGCCAATTTTGTCGGCAATGCCAGCGCGTTCGGCTGCGGCGTTAAGTACTTGGTAGGCTGCGACACGGCTGATCGGCTTGTTGTTGCCTTTACGCGACTTAAATACGTACTCATCGTCGCTAGCAGTTGCCGGTATTAAATCCGCAACGGCTTTTTTAATAGTGTCGTTGAATATAAAGCGTTTAGGCTTGCGAGTTTTTGTTTCTTGTACGACGATTGAGTCTTTGTTGCGAATGTCGCCGACTTTTAACGTCAGGATATCGCTAATACGCAAGCCGGAATTAATTCCGTAAGTGAAAAGCAGTAAATCGCGCCCGTGAAGGGCTTTTTTCATTGCGCTAATATGACGTGTGTCGCGGATTGGTTCAACGGTATTCATACGAACAACTCCTATAACGAATTTATCTTAATTTTCAATATGTTAAATTAATAATAACGCTATTGGAAACGATTGTCAAACGTAAAATACATAAAATTGGAAAGGGGGAGGTCACTATCGCATGGGTTAACAGTAGATGGCTCGGACGAGCAGAGCGTGGCGAGCTTATTGACACACTTACGGAATTAGTTGACGAGATGGTAAAACAAGAACAAGCCGGATCATTGGCGCCCGAAGAGTACGAAGAACTTGCGCTAAATATCGACGAGCTCGAACGCTTAAGACGAATTCACCGCGCGGAAGTTGACCTACTCTATTTCTCGCATGAATATTTTTCAGAAGTAAGAAACGAAGGCAACGCAGGAAATTGGGACGGTTTCGACTTAGCAGATGTAAGCGACGCAGCACAGTTCCACCGAGAGATATGTTCAGATATTGACGAAGTATCAAACGTAAATACTAACGAAAAACTAGTTGAAGCTGCGCCACGTTCACACGGAAAAAGTTCGTATCTAAGTAAAGCAACTCCACTGCGTGAGGTAGTTTATCGCAAACGTAAATACATTATCATCATATCTGAAACGCCCTCAGTTTCGGTACCAAACTTGGAATGGATTGCGGGGCAGTTGAAGACGAACACGAAGCTCCGAGAAGATTTCGGGCCATTACTTTCGCCAAAACAACAGATTAATCCGAAAGATAATAGCTCCGAGTTTATCGCCTGGGAAGATCAGGGCGCCGACTTACCGCCGAAGCTGTTAACACTCGTTCAAGCGGCATCGACAGGTCAAGCGCTACGTGGTCGAAATTGGAACGGTACGCGACCGGACTTAATTATCGGTGATGACTTAGAGGATATAAAAACGAACGCAGCTACGAAAGAGTTGCGAGAGAAATTGCGCGATTGGTTCAGTCAAACAGTAATGCCACTCGGCGACCCAAAAGGTAAACGTACGGCATTTATCATAATGGGAACGGTAGTGCATGAAGATAGTTTACTAAACGATTTGCTTCATAATCGTGCGGACTTTAAGTCGAAGAAATATCGAGCTATCATCGAAGACCCTTTACGCATGGACTTATGGGACGAATGTAAGTCGATTTACCAAAGCGACCAAATAGCTGTCAACGAGCGCGAAGCCAAAGCGCGTGAATTTTACGAAGCGAATCGCGAGCTTATGGACGAAGGTGCAATCGTACTATGGGAAGAGGTGCAGCCAATTTGGCGCTTAATGACTTGGAAGTGGGCCAACGGTTCGAAGGCGTTTAACACCGAGTACCAAAACGAGCCGAGAGACGAAGAGTCGCAAATATTCAATCCTAATACATTTCAATACTTCAGCGAATCTGATTTGTTGGATGAGTACGGTCGACAAATGCCATTGGATTTTTACGCGTTTTGGGACGTAGCAATGGGCAAAAGTTCGCGCTCAGATTATAACGCTATAGTAACTATCGCTAGAAACCGAATGACTGGCGTAATTTATATTATAGACGCATGGGCGAAGAAATGTCCGGCACACGAAGCGCTTAATGTCGCAGTAGATAAAATTAAAGAGTATGAGCATAAAATTTTCGCTGTTGAAACGATTGGCGCAGGTCATGACTTCTACAGACAATTGCGCGACAGATTAGCTAAAGAAAAAGTTTATAGTACGAAATTAAAGCCGATTGCACATCACGGAGCAAATAAAGAAAAGCGTATTGAAGCGCTAGAGCCGATGTGTGAAAACGGCTTTTTGCGTTTCCAAAAACGACAAGGTTTATTAATCGAACAGCTCGAACAATTTCCTGGCGGAAGGCATGACGATTTAGCTGACGCAACTGCCGGAGTTGTCAGCGTTATTGGTGGCGGAGGTAGACCACGTAAAACATTTAGATATAAGCCACGCGGCTTGTAATAACGGAGGTGTAGCACTTGAGTTTATTTAACGTAGGCGATTATTTTCCGCCTGAGGAACATCGTGAACGCGTTGAGAGATACAGAAAGAATAAACTTATCGCAATGGGGAAACATTGGACGGTTTTTCCTACAGATAATTTATCGGATCCACATAAAAAGATTGTATTAATAGCTTCGAACTTGCCCGGTATTATATGCAAAAAATCTGCGGACTTCTTATTTGGTGAGACACCCGTTTATAGCGCAGGTAAAGACGACGCTTCAACTGAACAAAAAGCGATAGAAAGACTAGTCGAAGAGAATGATTTACACATTACGAATTACGAATCGTCATTTTCAAACGCTTATAGGGGCGATTCTTTCTTTAAAATTCGGTGGGGGCAGAAATTCGGAGGATTAGAGCCTGAAGAAGTTGATCCGTACCGTGTTTTTATTGAGTCGCAAAAAGCAGAGTATGTTTTCCCGGAAACTTTACCGGGCGATAGTACTACAATTTATGCGTATCACATTGCTGTGCCGGTGGTTGTTGAAGGTACCGGCGATGAGAAATGGGTGTTAAATGTAGAATCGCATTATCCAGGACGCATTGAGTATTCAAGTTACGAGATAGAGCCGTTTCATCATTCATCATTTGAGAATGCAGTAACTGATTGGAAGATTATTAGAAAATTACAGACTGAGAAAGAAACAGTACTTACGGGAATAAACGAGCCATTAATTGTCCACGTTCCAAACTTTTCTACAGACGATGATTGGCAAGGAATTGATGATATTAGCGAGAATGAAACAATTTTCGCTGAGATAGATAACCGTTTAGCAAAAATAGCTGAGATTCTTGATAAACATAGTGACCCAGCGATGGCTGTACCTCAAGGCTCATTAATAGAGGACGAACGAGGCGAACCGATATTCCACGTTGGACGTGACAAGATATTTGAAGTAGAAAGTAAAAATGAAGTTATTCCTCAATACATTACATGGAACGGTCAGCTAGACGCGGCTTTCCGTGAATTAGACGTATTGCTCGATCATCTACTTATCGTGTCTGAGTTACCGCCAGTAGCTCTAGGTAAAACCGATAGTGGTACGTCCGGCTCATCAGGATTTGCTATTAAGTGGCGTATGAACTCGCTATTAGCAAAGATTAATAGAAAGCGTCAGTATTACGACAAAGCATTGAAATACGTATTAACCATTGCGCAAAAGTTAGAGCATGTGAATGCTGAAACAAAGCCTAACTATGAAGTAACAATTCCGAAAATCAAGTTCCAAGATGGTTTACCTAATGACGAGTTAGAAACTGCTAACATCACGTCTATTAGAACGGGCGGAAAGGCTACTCAATCACAGTTAAGCGCAATAATGGAAGTTCACGGCTATACAGAAGAGCAGGCGCGCATTGAATTGGCTCGTATTGAAGCAGAAGAAAAGGCGCAAGGATTCGTTGATTCTAACGTATTTAATACAGAAAACGGTGGCGATGATGAATGACGCAGCCACCTACACCAAACTATGACTATGACGTTGCTCAGCTTGTGAAATTGTACGAAAAAGCTATCGATAAAATAATGCGTGAACTAGAACGAGTTGACCTAGATAATTTCACACGCGCAAATCAATTAGCAACCTTAAAATCTATCGCTGAAATTCTAGAAGGTTTAGACTCTACCGCAAGTGTTTGGGCTTCCGAATGTATAGAAAAAGCCGTAAAGGACGGAATTATCAGCACCATTATTTCATTAGGTGTCGTTAAAACTGTCGCAGAAGCGGAGGACATCTTTAAGTTTAACCGCATTAATAAGGAGTTCGTGAAGGCAGCCGTTGCCGACACGCAGGCAGATTTATTAGCAGTTACACAAAACGTGGACAAGAAAGTCCGAGCCACAGTACGTAAAGTTAGCGCAGAGGTTTTACGTTCGAATTTAACGCAAGGCATAAACGGTACTCAGACGTTAAAGCGCGATATTACGGCGGAGTTAAGAAAACAACTAGGCGACTCACTGAATAGCGCAATTATTGACGCAGCGGGCAGAAGATGGCGACCTTCGAAATACGTAGAAGTATTAGTCAGAACGAAAATGATGGAAGCACATCGAGAATCGACTATTAACGAAGGAGTTTCACGCGGTGCACTTTACGGAGTTGTATCGAAACATGGCGCGAAGGATGCTTGCGGTAAATGGGAAGGTAAAGTATTGAAACTAACGCCCGACGCACCTGGCGACTATACGTATGTAGGCGACATACCACGCAATGAGTTATGGCACCCTTGTTGTAAACACCAACTTACAGCCGTGCGAAAGCCGGAAAGGTACGTGTAATCATTCGACCTGGCGAACGTCAATAAAAGTCGCAAAATTCGAGGCGTAGCTCGTAAAACACGAAGGAGGAACAATAGTGAATAAAAACAATCTATTAAAATTAAATTTACAATATTTTGCCGAAGGTGATGGCGCTGATAATTCGTCAGACGTGACGGAAAACACGGATAACGCGGCGCAAGGTGATAACGAGAACACACAATCGGAACATATGATTCCGAAAAGTAGATTCGACGAGATTAACACGCGATATAAAGAAGTGCAAGCGAAACTCGATGAATTTACGCAAGCTCAAAAGGCGGCAGAAACAAAAGCGCAAGAAGAAGCGGGTGAGTTTAAGGGGTTATATGAAACAATGAAACTAACTCATGATTCACTCGAATTACGCAATAAGGAGCTTGAGGCTGTTGTTGGTGATATGTTGTCAACGAAATTAGCGGGTATTCCGAAAGAACTTCATGAATTAATCCCTGACAATCTTTCAACTGAAGGTAAACTGAGTTGGATTACGAAAGCTGAAACAAAAGGATTATTTGGGAAGAAAGAACAAAAGCCCGTCGGTTCGCAGACTAATGGAAATCCAACTATAGGTATTACAAAAGAACAATTCCAAGCTATGACTTACCGAGAAAGAGATGAAATATTTAGAACTAACCTCGAACTATATAAAAGATTAAGCAAATAGGTATTGTCCTACTTGCTTTTTTTAATTTCTAAAACTATTAAAAACAAGGAGTGTTTATATTTATGGCACAAACAAAATTAGCGAACTTAGTAAACCCACAAGTAATGGCGGACATGATTTCTGCTGGATTACCAAGCAAGATTAAATTCTCACCTATCGCGCGTATCGATACTACTTTATCAGGTCAAGCGGGTGACACAATCACAATCCCTAAATATGCATACATTGGAGACGCTGAAGATTTAACAGAAGGTGTTGCTATGGGCACTGTTGTTCTATCTACTTCTACACAAACAGCTACAATCAAACAAGCTGGTAAAGCTGTTGAGGTTACAGATAAAGCGGCTTTAGCAGGGTATGGCGATCCTATCGGAGAAGCAAAACGTCAATTAGAAGATTCAATCGCGTCAAAAGTAGATGCGGATTGTGTAACAGCTTTAAAAGCAGCAACATTATCACATGATGCTTCAAGCGCTGTAATTTCGTATAACTCAATTGTCGACGCAGTTGATAAGTTTGAAGAAGAGGACGATGAGCAAAAAATCCTATTTATTCACCCACTACAAAAAGGCACACTTCGCAAAGATCCTAACTTTATCGATAATGTACCGAATGCGTATATGACGGGCGTTGTTGGTGAAATCGCTGGATGTCAGGTATTTGCTTCTAAAAAAGTACCTAAAGAGGATGTAGGAGGAACTTACACAAACTTTATTGTTAAACCTGGTGCTCTAGCAATCTATCTTAAACGTGATGTTGAGGTAGAATCTGACCGAGATATTCTAGCTAAATCAACTGTAATCTCAGCAGATGAGTTTTACGTTGCAGCGATCGAAGACGATTCAAAAGTAGTTAAATTTACTACTAAAGCCTAATATGTGAGGTGATAAATATGCTACTTAGACGACACAGAAAGCCTAATGAAAAAGTAGTTTCAGAGAAAGTTCAGAAAGCGGAGGTAAAGCCGAAAAGGGTGCCGGCTAAGAAAACCTCCACGAAATAAGGAGGAAATTTTATGGCGGTAACTATTTCGGATGCAGACGTATATATTGCGCAAAATGTCATTGATATTGACGATTGGGCGGACGCTGAAGAAGCGAAGAAGCAACGAATTTTAACAGCAGCAAGCACGACACTTTCACGCAAATATAAAGATTACGAGATACCGGACGCAGCCGTGTACGAGTTTGCGCCGGTGCTCGCTATTGTATTCAGCGATACTTATAAGATGCAACGTTATGGCGTTAATAGTTTTTCTGTTAAAGGGATTTCGTTCTCATTCGCAGGTGATAGCGCTGAATTAGAACAACTCATTCCGAAAACTGCCGTCGATTTAATCAGCGAGCTAAACGGAATAGACTTGACGCCTAAACGACGCGTCGGAAGGTCGGTGAGATAATGGCGCTCTTACCTTTAAAACAAACGATAACAATTAAGCGTGAAGGCGAGTTAGACGAGTGGGGCGAAAGTACAGGCAGCAGTACCTCTACGCTAAAATGTCGTGTCGACGAATCGTCTAAAGTCGTTCAAAATTCTCTCGGCAATGAGGTAGTTGCGGGCATGGAAATAACGCTTAATAAACTCGCTGACATTAAATACGGCGACCAAATCGAATATACAAACGAGCTCGGCGTCACTATTTTGCGCGAGCCTATTCGTATTGAAGTTGTTCGCATGATTAATGGTAAGCCCGTTTTGACGACGGTTTATGCGTGAGGGGGACTAAGCAGTGGCGAAATCATTCGAATTAGATATGAGTCGTTTTGAGTCAGCGTTAAGGCAAACGCCAGAAGCTATGTCAAAAGGCGTTAGGCAGGCGATGGACGACATTAAAGACGATTGGGTTAAAGAAGCACGCGATTTAGCTCCTTTGAAAAGTAGAAATTTACGCGACCAAATTAGCGGTGATGTAGAAGGCAATGGCTCAGAAACTAAGGTTATCGTGACAGCTAATGCAAGACAAGGCGGGTTTAACTACGGTTATTATATACATGAGTTAGACGCAGGCGGTAATCAGTTGCGGTTAAAAGGCGCAGAAAAGAAATTCTTAGATAAGGCGGCGGATAATTCCGAACAAAAGTGGCAGCAATGGTTGGATGAAGAAGTCGAAGAAGCGTTAAAGAAAGCGGGGTGGTAGTTTGGCGGATATTAAGAATGAAATTGAAAGCGTGCGTGAATTTCTTCACGCCATTTTTCCCACCGTTTCTTTCAAGCTTCAAAACATACCTGAGCAATACGCAAAGAACACGCTAACCATAGATTTTGTTACAAGTAAGAGCGCTACTGAAACAAACGCAAGTTATCGACTTGACCACACGATTCAACTCGTTTATTTCAGCGATAGTTCTCTCGATTGTATAACGAAGATGGCGCAAATAGAACACAAGATAAATGATGAGCAACTAATACAGATTAGAGGAACGAGTCGGTACTTACGTATCGGCTCTTTTTCATGGTCTAAACCATTCAAGACTGATACAACGGGCGTTTTCGCAGTCATCGGAATGTTAGAAGTCTCGTTACGTGAAATGCGGACACAAGAAGTTTACGAAAAAATACAAGCCGTTAATACGGATTTGAAATAGGAAGGGTGATGAATGAATGGCGATCAACCAATGGGACCCAACTAGCTTACCAGACCGACCGGGTTTATACACGAACTTTACTAGAGCAGCCATTACGCAGATTAGCGGCGGAGCTCGCGGTGTAGTTGCTATTCCGTTGAAAACATATACAAGCGGTACAGCAGAAGCTAAAAAGTTTTATACCGTTGAAAAGGAAGGCGAAGCTATAGAGCTTTTCGGCTCAGCTAATATTACATCAATTAAATTAGCGTTGGCAGGGGGCGCAAAAGAAGTGCTCGTTTATACGTTGCCTAGCACACCGGCGGTAGATGATTATGTGGAAATGCGCGAATCTTTTGAAACGCGCCCGTTCAACGTATTTGTCTACGACGGCGAAATTAGTACAACAGAGCAAGATAATACATTAACGTGGGTGACTAGCAATAGAGCTGAGAAAAAACATTTCTTATTTGTAACCGGCGGTTCTGCGGCAAATGATGCGGATGTTACAGCGGGTAATGCTCGTTCTACTTCGCTAAAGGACGATTACGTTGTAAATCTTATCGTCGGCGGAGAGCGTAATGGGGTTACGTATTCAAGCGGTCAGTATGCGGCATATATCGCAGGATTAATCGCAGCAACTCCTATTAATAAGTCCGTTACTTACACGTCGGTACAACTCGACGATGTGAATAAAAGACTTAGAAATAGTGAAGTTACTTCGGCGCTAAAAGCCGGATCATTAGTGCTTGTGAATGATGGCGAGAAAGTAATCATCGAGCAAGGATTGACAACATCGGGCGATAAGATTCGAAAAGTTCGCGCAAGACAAGCGGTTGCTACGGATATTGAAAAAACAGCACGCACACACTACATCGGCAAAATTGACAACAGTGAAGACGGACGAATTGCTCTAATGAGCGCAATCAAAGTGTACTTAGAGACACTCGAAGATAACAACGTGCTTACAGACATATTTGTTGCGCTCGATTCTGAAAATGCATCGACTGGCGATAAAGTATTTCTATCGATTGCGTATACCGAGATTGATAGTATGGAACGTATTTTCTTAACAATTTATGTTTAATAGGACGGTGAAATAAAGATGGCATTAGATGCAACTCGCGTTATTAATGGAACGTATGGGACAGTGTGGCATGAAGGAAATTGGATTATGAATGTTAAGTCAGCAGAGGCGATAGTCGAGATTAATAAAGAAGAAATACAACGCTCAGGCACACGTTGGGTAGGACATAAGGTTACTAGTCTAACCGGAACGGGTTCAATTTCGATGTATAAAGTTACTTCGGAATTTGTTCAGTTAATCGGCTCAATCGCTGACGATGACGGCAAGCCATATGTAACAGAGTTAATATTTAAACTCGCAGACCCCGAGTCGTTCGGAGCAGAGCGCATTCGTTTGAAGGGCGTACAATTTGATCAGATTCCGTTAGGGAAGTTCGAAATCAACTCTATTGTTGAAGACGAGCTTCCTTTTACATTTAGCGGATATGAATTACTAGACAAGATTGAACGAGCTTAATAATAGCGGGCGCCTTCGGGTTGCTCGCTTTTAAATTTGAAAATTAACCGAGAGGATGATTATAGATGGACGCATTACAAGCCTTTTTAACAGCAGAAATATCAGTTACGAAAGAGGTTCCAATTGATCGTTTAGGCGTTTCATTAGTTATTAAAGCGCTAGACGGTGAAGAGATTGAGCAGTTATCGAAACAAGCATCATTCGGTAACACGCTGGATGAGCATAAATTTAGCGCAATGGCTATCGCTAAAGCTTGCGAAAATCTTGATTTCAACAATCCGGAACTATTGAAAAAGCACGGAGTATCTACGGTTGAGGATTGCGTAAACAAAGCGTTGCTTGCCGGCGAGATAGCGCAATTACAAAAGACAATCATGGATATTAGCGGATTTAAAGACATTAACAAGCAAGTTCTAGAAGCAAAAAACTAATTAAGGCGGGCGGTGAAGCTTCGATATTACACGCAATATTTCAGCGCCACCACATACCGCCAGATGAGATATATCAAAAAGAACTACGACACCGTGCTTTTATGTACGCGTCAATGGAGTACCAAATGGAACTCGAAGAGAAAGAACGTAAAAAGCAAGAGAGGAGGTAGGTGTGATTGGCTTACAATTTAGCGGCAGAATTACGAATCAATACGAGCAACTTTGTTAAAGGTATGCGAAGCGCTGCGAATCAAACAAAGGCTATGACAGATGATATAAAAACCGCAGATAAACAAACGTCAAGTCTTGCATCTTCACTAAAAACACTTGGTGGCGCAGTTGTTGGTTATTTTACATTTGACGCAATTAAAAACTTAAGCGTCAGCATGGTAGAGTCTGCGGCAACAGCTCAAGCGGTAAGCGCGCAATTCAACCAGGTATTTGGTTCGATGGAAAGTGATGCGCAGAAACTCGTTGATTCACTCGGAAAAGATTTCGGAATGGTGCCAAATCGTATTAAACCTTCTGTTGCGCAAATGACATCCATGTTTAAAGGGCTCGGCATGGACACTAAGACCGCAATGTCGAAGGCGAAAGAAGCTGTTACTTTAACAGCAGACGCAGCGGCATTCTACGATAAAAGCTATGAAGATGCCAGCAGCTCCTTAAATTCCTTTATTAAAGGTAACTATGAAGGCGGCGAGTCAATCGGCTTATTCGCTAACGAAACACAATTAGCGTCCTGGGCTTCTAAAAACTTAGGCGCAGATTGGAAGAAGCTTGACGAGGCAGGCAAGCAAGTGGCTCGTTTAGAGTACGCTAAGGCTATGCAGAAAATGGCAGGAGCAACCGGGCAAGCAAAGCGAGAATCGAATTCGTACGAGAATCAACTCGGCAACTTAAAGCAATCTTGGACTGATTTAAAAGCAAAGTTAGCGACGCCTATTTTGACGCCGGTAATTAACGGTTTAAAATCGATGGCTGATTGGCTAAGTAAAATAGATACAGATGCGGTTATCGCTAAAGTATCAGCTTTTGGTTCGTACATGCGAGATACATTTGCGCCGGTATTCAACGATTCAAAAATCGCTGTTGAAGGTATTTGGACGGCATTCCAAAACGTCGGGGGAGTCGCGCTAGCTAAGGATCTATTTGACGGAGTGAAAACGGGATTAGCTTGGATTAAAGACAATTCTTCTCTTGTTGTCGCAGGTGTGGTAGGTATTACAGGAGCATTAGTGGCATTTAAGATAATTTCAAGCGTAAGTGCGGCGATAAGTTTCTTTAACGGTCTTATGGTTGCATACCGAACTGGAACATTATTAGCGAAGTTAGCTACTTATGGGTTAAACACGGCTTTGTTAGCTAATCCATTTACATGGGTTGCGGTGGCAATCGGATTACTAATTGCTGCAGGCGTTCTATTGTATAAGAATTGGGACAAAGTGAAAGTGAAAGCGGGCGAATTGTGGAGTAAGGTGAAAGAAGTATTCGGCGGTATATATGATTGGGCTGTACAGAAAATTCAACCCGTCACTGACTATTTTAAAGGATTGTACGATAAATTCGTAGCATTCAAAAACGCCATTACTAGCTTTAAGCCGCCTGCATGGGTATCTAAAATCGGGGGCGCTATTAGCGGTGCTGTTAGTAAAGTAAGCGGATTTATTGACGGATCACATGCTGGCGGACTGTCTCACGTTCCAAAGAACAATTACGTAGCTCGTTTGCATAAAGGTGAACGCGTACTTACACCCGAGGAAAACAAAGAATACCGCCAAGGAAACGCCGGAGGCAACTCGTATCAATTCGGCAATATTATCATTCAAGGCACCGGCTACACGGAACAAGACGCGGATAGATTACTAGATGCAATCGCAAGAAGAATCGAATTAGCCGGAGGTGCAGGCGCATAATGTCAACAGTCGAATATTGGCTTACTAGAGGCGATGAAAAATTGCGCTTGCCCGTTAATCCTGAGGCGAACGCATATGAGTCGCCTTTTTCTTATGAGGATTTTGAAGTCGAGGGCTTAGGCGAAGTAACGAATATTAAGCGACGAGGCTTGCGCGAGTTTACGATAGAATCTTTTTTCCCTGCGACATATAATCCGGTCTATTGCGAATATAGCGACTTTCCTAGTCCGCAAGAGTGCGTTGATTTGCTCGAAAGTTGGCGAGATCGTCGAGTACCTTTCCGTTACATCGTTACGGGAGCGGGCGGAGTTAATCTGCGTGTAACCATTCGCGATATCAGTATCGAAGCTGAAAAGTTCGGAGAGATAGGCGACATTTATTACACGTTGTCACTTAAAGAATATCGCGATGTTGAAATCAAAACGGTTCAGACGGGCGCAAAGCCCAATACTAGTGGCGCAAAACGACCTTTGGCAAGCACGGGCACTAGTTCGGCGCAAAAGTCGTCTACTTATACGGTTAAGAAAGGCGATAGTTTATGGCTTATTGCGAAGAGATTCTATAGTAACGGCAGTAGTTGGCGCAAGATTTACGACGCGAATAAAAAGGTTGTAGGTAGCAATCCGAACAAGATTTATCCGGGACAAAAGCTGGTGATACCGAAATGAGCCTTAAAATTACGTTACATGCCGGTAATAAGACAACCGATATAACGCCGATTACAAGTAGTGTTTTATGGCGCGGTAATGTCGCTGAGTGCGGTAGGACTTGCGAGATTAGTCTGAAAAATACAATCAATAGCGAAACAAAACTAGTTAGCGGAATTGAAAACGGGCTAGAAATTCGTTGCCACAAGAACAGCAAGGAGTTTTTTAGAGGCGTTATCTTTACTTACGACATCGCAAATGACGGCTCGATGAAACTGTCTGTCCGAGACTATAACGCTTATCTAACTAAGAATAGCGATTCGAAAGTATTTCGCAAAAAGAAAGCATCACAGATTGTGCAGGAATTATGTAAACAGTACGGAATTGCAGTCGGAAAAATTGACGATACGGGCTACGTTTTACCTAAGTTAATTTTACGTGACAAAACTCTATACGACATGATAACCATTGCGCTTACAGAGACTCGAAAGAAAACCGGCAAGATATTTCTATTAGACAACGAACTAGGCAAGCTAACTTTGCGAGAATATAAGAAACAAGCTGTCGAACTTATTATCGCTGATAAATACAACTTGCTTAGCGCCAATTATTCGGAGTCAATCGAAGATTTGCGAAATAGTATTCGAATCACGGGAAAAAGTGGAGAAGATGCGAAGGGTGTAACGGTATCTGATTCAGCAACAATTAAAAAATACGGACGTATGCAAGAAAAACAACATGAAAGCGAGAAGTCAGACGCAGAGCTAAAACCGATTGCACAAGCGCTGCTTAAAGAACTTAATAGCGTTAAAAAGGAATCGAATGTGGACGCGATTGGCGATACTTCGGTTCGCTCAGGTCGTGTAGTGAGAGTATACGAAGCTATGACGGGGCTTAAGGCGGGCTATTACGTGTCAGCTGACGATCATAGTTTTGAAGTTAATGGTACGCATAGAATGTCGCTTACATTGTCGCGTTCACTCGACGTTGCCGAAATGAAGTACGAAGAGCCTAGCGAAAATAGTTCCGGCAGTAATAGTAGTGGTAGTAAATCGGCATCCGGTAATAGTAAAGCGGACAAGGTAGTTAGCCTAGCACGTTCTTATAAAGGTAAGCTTACGTACAGCTTCGGCAACACGAACATTCCGAAAGGAGTGGGCGATTGCTCAGGCTTCACGAAATTTATCTATCAGCAAGCAGCCGGCATTAATATCGGAAGCGGAACTATATCGCAAGTAACAAAAGGAACGAAAGTGTCTACGGCTGATGCGCAAGCCGGCGACCTTGTACTTTTTCAAGGAACCTATCGTAAAGGTGTTTCGCATGTTGGCATAGTTACTCGTAAAGGCTACTGCGTAAGTCTAGCGAATAGTGGCTGTAAAGAGCACAGCTATACAAGCGGATATTGGGGCGGTCATTTTATGCAAGTAAGGAGGGTGTTATAACGTGCAAAAACGTTTAGAAATCGAAGGTTCCGGCGCTGCGAAAATGATTCAACTATTTCGTATTCACGGTCACAATCGCGACATAACTATCGAAACTGCAACCGTGGTAACGCCACTTCCTAAATTATCGCTGAGGTTGTCTGACGGAGTTGTATTAGAACGTGACGATCTTATTGTTGCCGAACGACTAACAAAAGATGTGACGCTAAAAGCTGGCGACAAAGTTATTCTAATTGGCAACGAAATTACTCAGTTCTATTACGCAATAGATAAGGCGGTGATTTAATGGCGCTAACGCCCGAGAATACTAGCTTAATAGACGAAGAGTCCGTTAACGCGGAAGATACAATTCAGCCGTCGAAAACGTGGTTGATTGATTTCGAAAATAAGCGCATTGGCAGTTTTATCGATAATGAGCGAGCCGTGCGTCAGTATATACAAAAGGCGCTATTAACGGCACGTAACAAGTTTGCAGTTTATACAGAAGATTACGGGAATGAATTGTACGATTTAATAGGCGCCGATGTGACGGACGCCTTTTTGAATGCAGAAATACCGCGAATGGTTTACGAAGCAATAGCGTATGACGACCGAATAGAAGACGCAAAAGTCACCTATGAACGCAAAAATGACAAGCTGTTCATTACGGTCAATGTAACGCTAGTGAGCGGAGGAACCTTAACGGAGGGGGTGGAGCTAAATGGCGTATGAATCTAAAACGCCGGACGCATTGCACGAAGATATGTTGGCGAGCATTAACGATACTATTGATAAGCGCGAAGGTTCGGTGGCGCATGACTTAACATACCCGACAGCAATCGAGCTCGGCAACGCATACGTTGAGTTAGACGTGGCGCTGAGTATGGGATTCGTCGATACGAGCGAGGGCGTGTATTTAGAGCGAATATGCTTACCGTTCGGTGTTACGCGCAAGCAAGCGCTAAAGGCAAAGGGTAACGTTACACTGACGGGACCAGCCGGAACAATTGTGCCGATTAATACGCGATTGCAAACGACAGCTAATGAGGCTGTCTTTTTTATTACGCCGGAAGCTGTCACTTTGACGGACGGCACGGCGACTGTTAGCGCGGAAGCTGAGCTAGGTGGCGCTCAAGGTAACGTCGGTATTGGCGAAATTAATGCACTAGCGCCAGGTGATTTATACGGAATTGTGTCCGTAACAAATGCGACTGCTTTCGATGGCGGTGTTGACGTCGAGGACGATGAATCTTTACGAAAACGGCTTATTGATCGCGCGCAAAATCCTGCTACTTCGGGCAACGCAAATCATTATCGCCAATGGGCGCTTGAGATTGCCGGAGTTGGCGACGCTAAGGTTAAGCCGATTTGGAACGGCGCTGGAACGGTTAAAGTAATTCTACTAGACACGGAAAAGACAGCGCCAACGCAACCGATTATTGACAGCGTTACGGCGCACATAACCGAGCAAAAGCCTATCGGCGCTAATGTTACAGTGGTTGGCGCAAGCGAGGTCGGTATTAACGTAACCGCAACACTTACGCTAGAAGAAGGAGCGCAAACGGAGTCAATTACTTCGGAGTTCAAAGTAGCGCTGACGGGCTATTTAAAGAATATAGCTTTCGCCGACTCTACCGTTCGGTATGCGAAAATTGCTAGTTTACTAATCGACGTTGCCGGGGTGCTTGATTACGCAAACTTAAAAGTAAATGGCGCTACAAATAACGTACCTATTACCGATGAGCAAGTGGCTATTGCCGGGACGGTGACATTTACATGAGCGAATATAAACGCGACATAAGAACATCTATGCGATATTATGTGCCTCGTTATTATGACGATGTGCGCGAAGTTGAAGGAATGTTTGACGCTGAGGCGAAGGCTATTAAGCAATTAAACGATGATATTGCGGATATGTTGGCGCAATACTCAATCGAAACGGCAACGTGGGGTTTGGCGTATTGGGAACGATTGGTTGGCATGCCGACTGACGTTAGTAAGCCGGTTGACCAACGTCGCTCGGTTGTTCGGTCAAAGCTACGCGGAGTTGGTACGGTAACAGTCGGGCTTATTAAAAACGTAGCTGAGTCGTATAACAATGGCGAAGTTGAGGTCATCGAGCAGAGCGCGGACTATACGATAATGATTAAATTCGTTAGTAATTACGGAGTACCTCCTAATTTAGCGGACATTCAGAACGCGTTGCGCGAGATTATACCGGCACACTTAGCGTTAAATTTCGAATTCAAGTTCGTTTTATACTCGAAAATAAAGCAAGATTACGCAAGCTATGGAGCGCTTAAAGCTACTAATAAAACTTATTCGCAAATACTTAACGAAGTGTAGGAGGCGAGAGAATGGCGACAACAAAACTAGGATTGCCGACAATTAGCGATAATATGAGCGCTGACGTTGTGCGTGACATGAATGCACTGGCTGAGGCGGTTGATAGTAAAGTAGCATCTAGCGCTGAGTTACAGTCGGCAGGCAATGCAATTCAAGGTCAAATCACTACATTATCGCAAGAAGTTACGACACATAAGGCTGATTATCTGTCGCACACAGGTTACGCAAATGTTACAGGTTCAGCAAACGCGTATATCGCTACATTATCACCAGCACTCTCAGCATATGCCGAAGGTGTTTCTTTACGTGTGAAAATAAACGTTGATAATACAGGAGCAGCAACCCTTAACGTTAATGGATTAGGTGTTAAAGCAATTAAGAAGGCGAATGGATCAGACGTCAATGCAGGACAGCTTAAAGCTAATGGAGTTTACACTCTTTCATACAACGGAACGGCTTTTATCTTACAGGGTGAAGGGAGTGAGTTAAGTGATGCGGAAATGACAAACATAATTAACGCAGTCAACGGCATTTTAGGAGCTTAGAAAGGACGGTGAAATAAATGCCTGTAATAAATGATGCAACAGTAATCAATAGCCCATATCAAACACTAGCGAGCGCTAGACCGCAACTATTGAGTAATGGATGGATAATCATACCCTTGATAGATACAGCAAATAACGCAATTAAAATTTATGTAACTAAGGATAATTTTGCTACAACACCGACATTATTAACACAGTATGCTGTTGGTTCTGGTGGTGTTTCTGGACTATCTGTAGCTAGTAAAGGAACAAAGGTATACCTTCTTTACGGATATGCAACAGCAAGTATTTACACTTCGTGGTTTGATGTGACAACGGTAGGTGCAACATTTGGGGTAAATAAGGACATGGAAGCGTCGGCTCAAATGGGATTAAGCGGAGTTTCCATAGCCATCAATGAAACTGGTACAGAATTACACGCAGCGTGGAGTAGTAAAAACAGCACATATCCAAACAGTTTCAATATTCGCTATGCTAAAGGAATAATTAATAGTGATGGTACGGTTGTTTGGGGTACTGTTGAACAAGTGACTAAGATAAATAACACAACTTTTCAATTCGTTAATCCATCTATTATTCTTGATAAGAATGGGATACCCGTCACTTTCTACGAGAGTCAAGGTGGAGGATTGTCTGGGACATCAACGAATGGATATTTAGGAATTTTCGCTATAAAACGAAACACTGAATTAACTAATGGTAATACAAATGTAGATGTGAATTGGTCATATAGTCGAGTATCGCCAGCCGACACATATGCTCAAAATTCACCTTCAGCAATATTCGTTCCAAAAAACATTAACGGGCTAGCTAATGGGCGAATTTGGGTGGCGTGGCATGGTTTTGATGCTGAAGCTCAAACAACCACGAATATTAGATATTCTTATTCAGATGATGGCGGTATGAGTTGGGTAACAGCGATAAAGATGACAACAGGTGTAACTCCTTATCATTCACAATTCGTGAGTATCACAGCTAATAAAAATAATAAAATATTCTTCGTGTTTAATTACGGTAATAACGTGATTACTTATGATGTTTGTATGATAACGATAGATGGAAGTACAACAAGTAGTATGTCCGTTTTAAAAGACACTACGTCAACATCTATCTTTACGTACCCTTCTACATTATTCGATTTATCCGTAAATTTCTCAAGTCCGTTATTTATCTACAAAGACACAGCAAAAGTCGGCTTCTACGGTTCGTGGACGGTAACGAATATTACACCAGCTCAAGGAGCAATTGGCGCGAAAACTGACCGTACTAATCTACTAAACTATGCGATTACGACGGATGGAACAATGTCGACGATTACTGAAAAAGTAAACGGTGTAGTAATCGGAACGAAAACTGCAACAAGTGGTCAGTCGTTAACATTATCGCTAACACAGGCACAATGGGACGTGGTTAAATACGGTAAATATGCTGATGCAGCAGGCGGATTGAATACGATTGAAATATCGATGGGTAGCGACAAATGGACGTATACCTTTGATAAGAGGCTGGCAAGTGACGCGAAGTTACCCGAAATTGTTAAGGCTGATGTAGATTCTAACGATACTTATTTACCTAGTGTTAAAAGCAAATTGATAACATCTGCAAATAGTAAAGGTGCTAATATTACTGCTGGATCGAGTTTCGATGCGATTGAACAAGGTATTAAAAATATTCCTTTAGGTAAGAAGTGGGCTAGTGGTAAATACAAACCGAATACAGGAGACCAATTCATAAGAGTAAGTGGTTTATCATTTAAACCAAGCGTAATAATTTGGTTTAATGGCACTTATGCCGGCATTTGGACAACATCAAGTAATTTTAATCAAAATAGATATTTAGCTTATGCTTACTATTCTGATCCTAACGGAAGCGTAAGTGGAGTAGGTACGTCTAAAAATAATGCTACTGTAACTAATGAAAATTTCACCGTTTATGTAGGTGTTACTGACGAATTAAATTGGATAGCTTATGAATAGGAGGAAAAATAATGACTAAAACATTGATTGTTCACGATAATGCAGGCTTTATTTTATCTGTACGCAGCGGAGAACCAGCACCAAAAGAACCGATTGGAGTACCTTTTTTATGGGCTGACATTCCAGAAGGCAAGCAATTGAAAATTACGGATGGTATTGGTGTAGATGTTTCGGTTACGCCACACCAAGCTATTTTAGAAGTTATACCACCTTCAGAAATCGAACAATTACGTTTAGATATAGCTCAATCTAATATAGAGTTATTTGAAATGATGGCGGCTATGAATGGAGGTGGTGTATAGTGTTCAATCAAGATAGTAGGCTTGTGCAAGATTACGTATTACTTATTCAAAAAGGGTTAAAAACAATCGATGATGTCCTTGATTTCAGCAATTTAAAGGAAGTTGTTTCTAGTGTTCTCACTAACTAAATTATTATTAATAATAACAAAGGAGATGTTTTTTATGACATTTACTACAAATTCAAAAATCGCTCAATCGTATGCAATTTTAATTCTAGCAGGACAAATAGAATTTGAAAGAGTTCCAGACGTAGGAAATTTACGTGAAATCGTACAACAACTTATTACGGCTTAGGATTAGTAAACGCCACCCACGGCGTATTTTTTATGTCTTAAAATCGGAGGCGAAAGATGAATGAGGAGTTAATTCGCGACATTTACGAGCGAATGGGGCGCATGGAAGCGAAGCTTGACGACGTTCGGCAGATACGTGTTACCGCCGACAATGCTCAACGACTAGCCGAGCGTGCCATTCAGCTCACGGAAACGAACGCGCGCGACATTGAGCGCTTAGTTGAGCTCGACAGCGAACGCCAATCGCAAGCGCAAACGCATAAGCGATGGCTAGTAGGACTCGCGGTTTCAAGCGCACTATCAGCGCTTGGCATCGCGCTAACAATCTATAAAATAATCGGAGGTTGATGCGGAATGAAAATTAACTGGAAAGTTCGCGCAAATAACGTGCAATTCTTGGCGCAAGTATTCCTAGCAATCGCAGTGCCAATCGGAGCTTACTTCGGCATTAGTGGCGCCGACATGACGACTTGGGGCACGCTGTACGGCGTTGTACTCAGCGCGCTAAAAAATCCTTACGTAGTTGCGATGATTGCAGTCAGCGTCTACAATGCGCTTATTGACCCGACGACTCCGGGCATTGGCGACAGTAAGAAGTCACTAAGTTACCGCAAGCCTGGCGGTGATGCCTAATGGCGCAACTTTGGGCTGACAAATATGTTCGAGTTAACAAGTATACGCGACCTGGCACTAAGCTAGGCGCGGTCAAGAAAATCGTCTTACATTGGACGGCTAATCCTGGCGCAAGTGCTTATAACCATTTTCGCTATTTTGACGGCACGGCAATCGAACAAAAACGCTCAGCCTCGGCGCACATCTTCGTTGATCGCGCGGAGGCTTACTGCATTGTGCCGTTAAATGAAGTAGCTTACCACGCCAACGACGGTTCATATCGCGGAGTGCCAGCGCTTAAGCCAAACGCTAACTTGTGCTCGCTTGGAGTGGAAATGTGCGTGGAAAAGGACGGCACCATTCACGTTGATACAATCGCACGTACAGCGAAAATAGTGGCGGAACTTTGCCGTAAATATAAGCTTGATGCCGACGACATTGTGCGCCATTACGACATAACGCATAAGTCGTGCCCGACGCCGTGGGTGCGCAAGCCTGCGGACTTTGAGGCGTTCAAAAAGCTAGTTGGCGCATTATTGAAGGGCGGAACTATTTCGTCTAAAGAAGAGGAGGAGAAAACACACATGTTCAATCCGAGTTCGAATACCTTAAAAAACGAAGTTGTTACTTTAATAGAAGAAGCGCATAAAAAAGGCATTATTTCCAGCAACGATTGGGTGTCGAAAGCTAAGAGCGGTAAGTTGCCGTTAGATGATGCGGTGGCACTCGTCGCTGCAGTTTATAATCGCAGTAAATAATTTTCACGAAGGGCGTGCAGAATTATGAAACCTTTTGCGCGTCCTTGCGTACATATAAACGAAACCTTATTGGAAATGATACGTATAAATGGTATAATTATCATAAAAAGGTCGGTGTTGTTTAGATGGGATTCTTTAAGAGTATTTTCGCCAAAGGTGAATGGACTAGAACTCGAATCAACGTAGAAGTAATCGCAGGACATCCGCAAGGGGCTCGCTATGTGAATATTTGCAACGGCGACAATAGTGGAGAGGTCTTGATTGAAGTTGCGCCTGGTAATAGATTAGCGTACATTCTTGACGATATCGAATGGGAAGAACAATCAACTCGTAGTGGTGGTAAAGCCGCAATAGGTGCTATTGCAGGAACCGTCGTTGCTGGTCCGTTAGGAACTATCGCAGGTGCTGCGGTTGGCGGACGGAAAAGAGATAAATCAAAGGCTTTTGTCTACTTAATCAATCCGGAAAATAATGAAGAGGTTACTTTACATATACGTTGCGATGAAACTACATATCGCCAAATAACCTTATTAAAGTAA